ATTCGGATCCAAGACTGGCCTGCCTGATACTGTGCAGTGGCCGAGTGGCGTCGAGAATATTACGGACGGGATCCATACCGGGGCCGGCACTCCGGTATCCGAGACTGTGACGGTCACTTTTACGTCTCAGGCCGCGACGCACGCATCGTTCTCCAATGATAATCCGGAGCCATACGATATCTTTGCTCCGGTATCTACATTCGGCGGCATCAACATCGATGCGCTGGGTGTGTTCTCGGTTTCTCTCGGAACGGCTTTCCGGGCGTTTTTGGTGGGACAACCGATAGCGTCGGCTATTGCTCCACTGCTCAGTGATCGATTGGTGCTCGTCATCGACGGCATTACCATCACGACCGATATCTCTGCATCGTTTACCGTTGCGGCTGCAGCAGCGGCCATCAATGCCGCGGTCGATGCCGACGTTCAGGTTCATGCCGATGGTAGTCCGACGTTCGCGGCAACCGCGCCGAACGCGCTGGCGAGCGTGACGGTTTATGGGACCGAAGTCATTCTCGTGGTCCGTGGCCGGAATACTCCGACTGCGACAAACGGGCTGCTCGCGAGCGTCAAAGTTCAAGCACCGGTCCTTGCAGGTCAGACCGACGGTTCTTCCAAGCTCGGTCTGACTCTGAATCAGGAAGCCAATGGCCGGTTCGACGCGCTGAATAAGCCTGCTCAGATCATCAGCACCAATGCTGGTCCGTATCTGATTCAAGCCGCTATCGATGATAGGCTGGACTACAACATTGACGGCCAGGATTATTCGACCACGTTCCCGGCCGGTAGCGCGATAACTACCAGTACAATAGTTACCTATATCAATAATACGACATCGACGCCGGCAACACAGGCTGCGGCGTTGGCCACGTTGGTGGCGCTCACGAATGAAATCAGATCGGCTCCGGCCCCGTTTTCATCGGATTATAACGCTCACATCGGAAATCCGATCTTCCATTCTGCTCCTGATGGCGTGAATGTTTCGACGATTGGGCCGCCTGTGGCCGTGACTTTGGCGGATTGTATCGCGATTTTGAACGATGTCAGGACATTGTTCAATGCTCATATCGCATCAGCGGTGTTCCATTCTGCAGCCGATACTTTCAATACGGTTGTCTCGCCGGCTGCGACTGATCTGCCATCAGCTATTGTGCTGGCGAATGAAATCAAGGCAAATTTCAACGCTCATATCGCATCAGCGGTGTTCCATCCCACAGCGGATGGCGTGAACACTGTCACATCTCCGGATGCGGCGATTGCCGGGCCAGCATCGGTCGGTCTCGGTATCAATCTTGGCAAGTTGATTATCACATCATTCGTGAACACTGTGGTTTCCAGTATCACGATTCAACCCACGAGCACTTCACTGTCGGTACTAGGATTCACGTCCGGTCAAGTCGCAAATCGGACCCAGCCGACCGCCGCGGATATCGCAAATGCTCTGAACGCGGATGCTACGTTCGGAGTGCGCGGCGTCGCCTACAGCATCAACGTGTCCGGTCTCGGAAATTTCTTGAGAATCGACTCTCTGACGGCCGGAGTCGGATCGATCATCAACTTCTCCACCGTTGCCGGAACCATATTCATCGCGGATACGAACATCGGCATCGCTCCCGGTGATGGTGAAATTGGAGAGGCCGCTCAATCCGGGTACACCGTTACATCTAGCGCCGGTGCGCTCGGATCCAGTGGCATCGGGTTTCCAGGTCAGACCTATACTGATGCCAAGACTGGATTGAGATTCACGGTCCTTGAGGCATCGGCCGGTGATTATACGGTTGGCGGAAGTTTCACATTGTTAATCAATTCTGTATTCACTTGTGACGCGTCGATTCCGCATAAAGCGATTCCGGGTTTGAACACGACGGTATTTAATACGGTCAATACCGCAGTAGATACGACTGCATTGCTCCAGACGTTCCCGCGTACTGGCAATGAGCCAGCCATTGGTGATGTCTATTATGTATCTTATCAGTTCCAGAAGTCTGATTTGTCCACGCAATTATTCCGTGATTTCAAGCAGATCCAGGCGAATTTTGGGGAACCGACGCCATCCAATCCGCTATCACTCGGAGCACGTCTCGCAATATTGAATGGAACGGTTATCCTGGCCCTCAAGCAGGTGTTGCGAGCTCCTAATTCTTCACAGGCATCTGTAACTGATTTCATCGCAGCAATCAATGAGCAGCGCAAGACTCTGCCCGGCAATATAAAGCCAGATGTGATCATTCCGCTCGGGACCGATCCGCAAATATTTTCAGCAGTACTGCAGCATTGCTCATTCATGAGCTCCCCACGCCAGGAAGGTGAACGTATCGGCGTGGTTGGCGTGGCCGCCGGAACAACTCCAATTGGAGTGACGGCAATCGCCAAGAGCATCAATTCCGAGCGCATGATAGTGGTTTATCCGGATCTGTATGTGGTCGGGGTATCTGATTTACAGGGTAATGAAATCGACCAGGTGATTGATGGATCGTTTGCGGCGGCGGCGGTTGGCGGATCAACCTGCTCGCCGTCTATAGATGTTGCAACCCCGCTGACCCGCCGGCAGATTTTCGGATTCAAGCGGGTCGGTCGCATTCTGGACCCAACCGAGGCCAATTCTGTCGCGATTGCAGGCGTCTCGATTTTGGAACCATTTGACCCGATATTGCGTATACGTCATGGTTTGACCACTCGGGTTGATAATGTCATTACACGTACTCCGAGCGTGACTTTAACCACAGACTTTGTCCAGCAATCGGCCAGGGCGGTTCTTGATCCGTTCATCGGCGTCAAGTTCACCGGAACGGTTCCGAAGGCGGTCGAAAATGCCATGCTGGGCATGTTGTCCAGGATGGTAGATCGCGAAATCATTTCGCAAATCGGGGCCATCTCTGCCACCGTGGACCCGGACGACCCGACAGTGTTACGGGTTGAGGCTGTATATGTACCAATCTTTCCGTTGGAATTTGTTGTTGTGACATTTCAAATACGTATACGTCTTTAGTCCTTTATGGAACAGCCAATTTGGAATGCCTTGGATTGTCATACTCACATTGAATCAGGTCGCAAATACGTTGGATTAACGTCTCGAACGATGGAGCGTCGCTGGTCTCAGCATATAATTCAAGCCAATTTTCTAAGGGTGGCCGATAGCATTTTTCCAATGCTATTCGAAAATATGGAAAAGAAGCTTTTCCTATGAAGTGTTAGAAGTTTGTAACGATTTGGAATCAGCAAATTTGGCCGAAGAAAAATGGGTTGTTCATAGAATAACGCGGAATTTAGAGCTAAACATATGCCGGATTTTATAGCCGCTGGCTAATCTCCCGCAGCACGCGCCGCCAGTAAAGCCTCGTTGAATACTCCAGAATCTAAAGCCAAAAGATCCGCTGCAGCCAAAATTTCTTTAGCTAGACCTGAAGTGATCGAAAAGCGTGCTTCTATACGAGCCGATCCGGCTTATGGAACAAAAATTTCGGAATCATTAAAAATACTCTCAGCATTCCAGAAATTGGATCAAACATGCAGGCCGTTACAACCAGGTATCAGAGAAAAGAAATTGGCTGCGCTTCGTGCTGCGATGGCAAGGCCTGAAACTCGAGCTAAATTGGTTGCGGCTTCCAAAGCTTCATGGGCAGATCCTACAATTCGAGCCAATAGAGAAGCTGCGTTTTTAAGAACTGCATCGAGACCGGATAAAAAAGGAAAAACTTTCTGCGGCTTTTCTTGGCCGGCGTCATTCCGAGGCAACTAGAAATAAAATGCGCCAACTTGGTCTTGAGAGAAATTCCATATGTAAATTTTGCGATCATTTTATCGGTTCAGAAAACACACCTGTATCAATGGACGGGTTTCTTGTTTCAAATGCAGAGAATTATATGATCGCAAGTTAATTTCTTTTCTGAAACCCGATGGTTCATTCTTCAATTATTAATGTAAGATGCAGTATGTTTATTGAGAAAGACACCATCGCCAAATTTGGCTATTCACCTTCTTCTGTCAGTCAGGGTTCTGATAAGAAAATCGTATTTAAATGTGAATTTTGTCTGAATGAATTTGTATCTTCGTTTAAAGTTGTTAATAAAAATAAGAATCACGTTGTCTGCAAAAATTGCCGATCATTGGCAGCTGGCTACACTCAAACACGTCTTACAACCAATAAACATGAATATTATTTGAAAAAACGTCCTGCAATAAACACAGATATTGTAGACATTGAAGCAACGATATCTAAATACAAATATTCACCATTAGAATTAGGTGCAGGATCCAAAAAATACGTTGTGGCAAAATGTGAATTTTGTTTGAACAAATTTGAGACAATGTTAAACGTTATAAATAATCGATCTAATTTCGTTGCTTGTAAAAAATGCGACGCCGTAGCTTCAGTTTACTCAAGATTTAAAAGTACAGAAGACAAGCATCAATTTTATCTACAGAGACGTCCTGCGTTGGATTTTAAAAATATTGATATTGAAGCGACTCGGAATAAATTCGGATATTCTCCTGAGGATCTGAGCATTTATTCAAGCAAAAAAATAATTGCAAAATGTGGTTACTGTTTTGTTCATTTAGAAATTCCGATGTCCAAATTTTCGGTCCGTAAAGGTCGAATTTCTTGTTGGTCTTGTATGCGCAAGAAAACTGTTGAAACTCTCAAAGAGAAATATGGCGTCGAATGCACATTAGATATTCCTGAAGTCAGGCAGAAATTAGCAAATCCGAAAACTGAACAAATTGTTGAATCAATATTGGTTAACCGCTATAAGTTAGATTTTGTCAGAAATCACTCGATAGGCCCATTTTCTTTTGACTTTTGGATTCCCAGTCTCAATTTGATTATCGAATGTCATGGTGATTTTTTCCGTAAATTCAAAGAGAATGGCTATGCGGGAACTCCGACAGATAGATCTAAGTCCACTTACATTGAGAAATATACGAACCATAAATTAATTTGGATTTATGAACATGAAATTCACATCGGAAGATTGAATAAGATTCTTGATCACCATATTTATAAAGTTTTAGAACCAGAAATTTCAGTTGATTTGAAGAAGTTAGAATTCAAAATGATATCCAACAAAGATGCTCATGTTTTTCTTTCTCAATATCATTATTTAGGTAATCTTGGAACGGTTGCTTCATCTTTTGGAGCATATCAAAATGATGTTTTATTGGTTGTTTGCGTTTTTGGCGGTGTTACACGCATGCAATCAATCAAGAAAATTAACAAATTTTGTGGAAATTCGTCATATGGTCCAAAAGAAATAAAAGAACTTCGAAGATTTTGCATCCGTCCTAACGTGATCACTAAAAATCTTGCCAGTTTCAGTCTCAAAAAATTTATCGATTTATATAAAGAACATGATTCAGGTGTTAAAATATTGATCAGTTTTTCTGACCAAACTGTAGACGACCACGGAACCATTTACAAAGCGTCAAATTGGAAACAAATGTCAGATACCCATAAATCATATCATTATTTGGATTCAAAAACAAATAAATGGATTCATAAGAAAACAATTTGGGATATGGCAAAAGGAAGTCATATGTCAGAGAATGACTTCGTTTCTAAAACCGGTTTGATTCGAGTCGATGAAATGCCGAAACAGGTATGGATCAAAAATTTATATTAGTTTTCCATAGATCTGATGGTTATTTGTAATACCAGTTTGGTGGCGAATTGCAAATTTCCTGAGAACTGGAAGACATTTTAGAATTAAAATGAATAAATCAGACGCCCTCGAACGGGCTGTTTCGAAACTACCACCACAAAATACGGTTTTGCATTTTGCCTGGATGCCAGATGTCGGATCTGATTTGGAGGAGCAAATGGAAGATTTACAGAATCTCAATAAGATAATCAAAATAATCGATGGCAAGGCATGTTTTACCATCATTTGTTACAATAAAAGGTTGTTCGTGCATCCCATATAGCTAATTGGACCGTGGAAAGGACTGAAGCATTTGTTTTAGCTTATTGTCGAGGAAGAGGAGCCACAGTAGAATTTTTAAAATCATGATTCCATCTTACGACGTTGTATCATTCTTTGACGCGCTATCAATTTGACATCCGGATCTTCGTCATTCAACATTTGCGGTAAATATTTTTCATCAATCCTTTTGGCAACAATAGTTCTCACTTCAGGATTATTATCCAACATCATGCCTGGCAATTCATCCGGATCTATTCTTTTGGCAACATTTAGTCGAACTTCATGATTTTCATCTTCAATCATATCCAATAAATAACTATCATCAACCTTTTTGGAAATAACTTTTCTTACTTTGGCGCTCGGGTCTTTTATCATTTGTGGCAAATATGCTTCATCAATTCTTTCTACAACAATGACTCTAACGTCTTCATTTTCATCATGCATCATTTGTGGCAAATATGCTTCATCAATATCTTCAGCAACTATTTTTCTAATTATTGGGCTTTCATCATGCATCATTTCAGATAATAGATTTTCGATATTCTTGTGTTGAACAGGCAAGTTTGTCAATAATCGTGCGACTTCGGCTCTTATATCTGGATCTGAATGTTTTATGTATTTCTGAGGATTAGATTCTACATCCGCATATATAGTCATTGGCTGAGTTTTAGCATCCGCCGTGCTTGTTTCAACAGCTTTATAAATCCACCATGCAGTTGATTTTACTTCTTTATCGAGCGCGTCATAGAGATCAACACTTAATATTTTATTATCTTCATCTCGCCGTATTGCAATAGCAATTTTGCTCATCGGATTTGATGGCTCCAATTTCTTGTTGATCACGAAATAAAATAAAGTATTTGATCTTGAATATTCTTCATAATAATCTTGCATTTCCATAGTGATGCACCATTTAGTGCCTTTTCCGTATTCGATACAGGCTCGTTTCGAATCGATTCTTATTAGAACTGATTCGTCATCTTCATAAATTTTGGTTGATCCTGATGCTTTAGTTCTTTGAATCTCTTCTCTCTTGGTTGGAGTCAAAGATTTGATTTCATCTTCTAATTCTTTCAAATCTTCATACTGATAAATGTCTTTAAATTTTAACCTTCCTCGATTTTTGTGGAATGCGTTAATGGTCGGGGTAATATCTTCGATTTGGTGCCCTTTGACAAGTTGTCGAGCTCCCCATTCGAGATATTTACCCTTCTTTGATGGGTCCGACCAGTTGAGTTTTTCCAATTCCTTTTCGAATTCAGGATATCTCAATTTCAACTCATCAATTTTAGCCGAATATATAAATTTGTTGTTTATTCTTGATGCTATTAACCTCACGAGCATCATTCAACAGATGTTATTGATTATAATTTTAAATTCGAACTTGATAATTTTGATATAATTTGAGATCGCCGGTGTATTTTGTAATATGATATATGGGACACGCTGATTTCACAAATATAAGTAAACGAGTCAATAGTCTTTTCCATAAGAATCAGGTTATTGCTAAGATTGATCGAGCCATTGAAGCTTAATCGATGGGTCGTCGTGTCCGCAGGGGCCACACACGGTCAGACCGATCCTGTTCGCGCACGGCGACGGGTCAGGGGAGATCACTGAATATAGTTAATTTTCATGGTTACGTTCAACAAATTGTTGAATTAAGAAGATTTTGTAGTTTTATACGCAGATCTTTTTCTCAATTGCGCCAACAACTGTTCGCGTTCTTCAGGTGAAATTTTCTTTTCGAGTGATGGAGGATGATTTGACCAAGATTTGTCAATGTCTATGTCCAATTTAGTGTCTGGCGTTTTAGATTTAATTTCCATGATTCAATCCGGTAATATTATTGATTCCCAGTCTATCAAGCGCAATCTTCCTTCGGAATCCAACACCACGTTGCCTACGTGCAAATCCCTGTGTTCTATTCCTTCATCTTTCATGCGTTGGTATAAGTCGTTAACTTTTTCGAATAATGGTTTCGTGCCGATGTTTATATAAAAATTTATTGCTTTTGGTGTAAAACTTGACTGATGTTTGTTAGTCATTTTTTCTATTATGGTTTTTATGTCATCACCTGATTTCGCAAATCTTATGATGTCGATTATGTATTCTACGTTATGAAAATGTTTCAATATTTCGTGTAATTCAGATTGTATATCCGTCAATGGTTCAAATTTTTGCATTTCGATGACACATAATTTTACTGGAGCATATTCTTCGGAGCTTATTTTTCCTGTGGTTTCTAGATATTCGATGTTATATACTTCCGGAATGACTTCCGAATCTCTTCCAACACTCTTATACGCCTGTTGACAAGCTCGCTCTCCATGAGCCCAATTAGCGGCATTAATAAACGCTACGATATTTCCTCGTTTGTTTTCGAATACGGCCGATCGGTTGCCGGATTTGAAAGGCTCTTCAGCTTCATCGATATCGAATTGTTTCTTGATTTCAGGAGTAATTAGAGATGTTATAAATGGATGCGCAGCAACAGATTTTTCGGTAGCTTTTTTAATCGGTTTTGGACGATATGCCAAATGGTGCCAAATTTCTTGTCCATCACTGAGTTTTATCCAAACGCCATTATTGTTATCTTCTTGTTGTCGCCAAGAGACAACCGTGGGTTTTCCGGGTATATGGTAAACCGGTTCACCAATCAGTGAGTTAGCCATTTCAATTTGATAACCATTCAGTTGTTTGATACCAGCTATTTTATAGATAATTTTATCAATTTTGGCCGATAATACATATTTGTTGCTAATTCTTGATGCCACGAATTTAAGCATCATCATTTAATAAGTAATATTTATCATAATTTTAGTTAAAATTATGATACCTTTGGACATAATAGGAATTCATGATATCAAAAGTCGCCGCGTTTTTGTCTTCTTTATCGGGACAGGAATACCATTTACCTCCTCAAATTTCGAATCTAGTCAATTTCGCTTTGGATAGTTATTTCGCCAAGAGCGAGGAATACGCCAAGAAACAGGCTGAGAAATATGTTCCTCAACCTCCAGCCGATATCCTGGCTTATGAATTGTTCTTGAAATGTGACTCGTTATTGTTCAAGAATATCAGTGAAAAGTATCCCTCTTATTTGCGCAATCAGTATACTTATGCATTTTTCAAATTGATGAGTTCAGGGTCGTATGAAATCGTGCCGTTCGTAGAAAAATTGGATTTTTTCCAAGAACTAAAGCGCTATGAGCGATTCAATACGCATTACAATCAGATAAATATTGATCTCGGTGAGTCCGTGACGGTTCCCGTTTATGGGACATATTTTGTCATCAATAAACGTCACAATATTCCATTGATCACCGAATTCGATTTTTGTCATATGAATCCATACGCATGTTTGATTCAATTGAAGGTAAATCCGAAAGATGAAGCGTGCATTCAAGAGTTTTTGGATGATTTTCGCCATTCCGTGATGGTGAATGACATTTATATGAAGAAATGTCTTGAATATACCCGAGGATTTCTCGATTTTAAACGAGCCAAATCTACGACCTGGAATGACATTGTGCTCAAACCCGATTTGATCGAGAAAATTCGCATCAATACTATCGAGGTGCTCTATAATATGAGCACATTGCAATCACTCGGAATGATTCCAACCCGGAATGTCTTGCTAGTGTCCCCACCCGGAATGGCGAAAACGACGATTTTCAGTGCGATAAACAATGAAACTGCCGGAAAATGTACCAAAATTTGGTGCACCGGCAAGTCTTTGACTTATGCAGAGGACGTTACGGGTTTATATCAGGCCGCCAAATCGCTTGCGCCGTGCGTCGTATTCATAGAAGATATGGATTTGTTCGGTGAAAACAGATTTATCGGCGGCAACAACAAATTGCTCAATGAATTTTTGGCATGTCTTGAAGATAATGTCGGAGTAGTAACTATGGCATCAACCAATGCCATTGAATCTTTGGATATGGCCCTGGTCGATCGGCCGGGTCGATTTGATTTGAAAGTCTTGATTCCGTATCCCGATGCACCGGATCGAGCCAAAATGATTCAATTGTTTTGCAATCAGCTTCATGCTAAGCCGGATGCCTCGGTGACCCAGGAGACATGGAAAAACGTTCTAGGAATGACTGAAGGTCTCACCGGGGCATACATCAAAGAATTGATCAAATCTGCGGTTCTGAATGCGGCGTCTAAAGCGCGGGTGACCGGGAAAATGGTTATATTCAATTCCGATGATTTGATCCGGGCAACCGAGCAAGTCATGGATGATTATAAAACCGGCCAAGAGGCACTTCGTAAGCAAAAAGTCAGGATCCCGACATATGCTTCAGGGGGTATAGACGAGGATGTGTATCCATTAGCCAAGGCAATAAATTAAGTTCTTGATACCTTATCAAACACAGAGGAAACCCATGAATCATGAATCAATAGTTTCGGATCTTGTCGCTTCATCTCGCCGGTTGGCTGGCATGACCCCGGAATCATCCCAGGAAGAGGCTATAAAGCGAACCGTGGATGGTATGAAGCGGCAAGTTGACGTTATCCGGGAGCAAATGGGGGAAGCCCAAAAAGGGTCATTTGTCAAGGATACTATGGCAGATGATATAGATGCCCTGAAGCATCAAATGCAGGTATTACACCATGCTGCCGAGCGTCCGGCCAGAAATTATCAGAAAATCATCTCTATTATTGCAGGCGTCAATCGTCTTCTCGATGCCGTGTCCCGGGCCGAAAATGCCCATCTCCGGCCTCGAGCGGTTCAAGTAGCCACTAAGATAGCCGGGATATTCGCGGAAGTTGACACGGCCGAAGACTTGGATGTGCCGTTAGAAAAAATAGAGACTGCCGTACATAAATTATATAATAATGGCAAGTTGAATGATCCGAAGTCATATAACTTCAGTCAGACTGGAAGAGGGCATCATTCCAAGGATTGATGTAAATATTTTTGAATCTTTCAAAGTTAATATTCAGGATAGCTGGAAAAGTCAGTCTTCAACCTGGTTATGCCTATAAATTAGATAGAGATAGTGGGGATTGGGTTGTGAAACCCGTTCCGCAAGAAGTAATCTCGATTTCCAAGGAAATAGGCCATTTGGTCATAAGGGGCGAGGAAACTGTTGTATTTGAAACTCCGGATGGGGATCAATGGGCAATGAAGAATATTGCGGGTCACACTGATGTAGAAGTTGATTGATCAGGTGGCACTGGCTCGATTCTGCCTTCTTTGTTTCCAAATTCTGAGTCGTCCACAATTGGCGCAAACCAGATCTTTGGATTGTAATTCGTTCATGATTCTGTTTTTTGATTTGAGCAACAACCTGGAGATGCGTTGTGATTTACCTGATTTGTTTACGAAATCCATTTGGCAGTTATGAAATTTGTTACCGCAATCTGAGCATGCGTTGCTTTTGATATTATTGATTAGTTCTATGGATTCGAATCGTCGTCTCAATACTTGCTGGCGTCTCGCGGCTTTTCGTTTTTCTTTATATTCCATGGGAAAAACTATACATTATTAAATATCCAGCGTTTTTTGCCAAGGTCCCAAATTTTATAATATCCCTGTTCGGTTCTGAGTTTGTGTTCGGTACATTGCGTTCCTGCAGGTTTTCTGAGGCCTGATTTATGATATCTGGTCTTATTTTTTACCCAGTAATAATCTGGCGGGATTTCCCCGTCGAATTTAAACCCCATCTTTTCATAAACTTTTCCGGAAAATAATCTGTTGTCAGAGAAAGAAACTAAAGATCCCGGATTATTATCTTTAACAAATTTTTTCAACAATTTAGACCAAATACCGTGAACCCTGTATTTCGGGTCAGATGCCATTCGGACTAGTTCAAAATCATATTTGGAAGTTTGTCTGGTGGGACGTTTGAAAGCAATGCATGCAATGAGTTGATTTTCGAAAAACACCCCATAATTCAATCGAGCTTTACATTTCCCGATATAATGAAATTTTTCGAAAAATTCATCGGCCTGATTTAATGGAACCGATTGTATCTGGCATTTATTCGGCCTGAGGTTGATACTGATAGTTTTGTTCAATCTGTTTTTCAAAAATTCCATCACACGCGTTTTCGATTTTCTCCATTCATCTTCGAAAATGGCTACATAATCATATCCGGCCATGGTGGCGGACTTATATTTTTCTTTATCTCTCTTTCTCGCTTCTGGCGTGCCGTGCCATTTCAAACCATGAAACTCTATGATAAGTTTTGATTCCGGAACGAAGATATCATATTTTCTGTCATTGATTTTATATTCGAGAATAGTTTCGAGTCCGATATTTTGCAAGTTTGAAGTTATTTCCCTTTGGGCGAGGGAAATCTGGTTTGCTGTGCATCCGCATGTAAGTGATTCACCATTTTTGATGTCATGAAATCTTGGATAATAGATTGACTTACAAATTGGACAAACAGCTTTGAATGGGTCATTGACATTATCAATAGGCTCTAATGCTTCGATCCCTCCCAATATCAAACCCGGTTGAATCGGGCATTGAAATTGTTTTAATAATTCTTTATTTATCAGATACCAGTCCCAAATTTTGTCACGACATCTTCCACAACTACGGGTTTTTCCATTGAATACTGAACAAGCTCCAATTAGACATTCATTTCCGCAATCACAAATCCAAACATATTTCTTTTCAGCGAAACGTTTGATAGCTATTGGTATTTTGATTTTCAATCTTCCAAATTTTTTAGTTTGCAATTCTTCAGCAGTGATTAAATTGCAGTTGCCACAAGTTTGTTTTCGATTTCCAAAAATATTTCGTATTTTTTCCAGATTTCGTTTCCCGCATTTGCAGATAAAAAATAACTTTTGTGTCGAATTTGTATTTATGGTTGTAAATTCATCATCATAAATGAATTTATTGATAATATCTCCCTTTTTGATTATTTGTTCAGAGCATTTGCCACAAGTTGAAGTTCCGCTCGTAAATCTGTTGAATTTTCTTTGATAAAATTTTCCGCATTGGCATTTGAAAGTAAATATTCGGTTTGTGCCAATACTCCACAATGCCGGCAAATCAGAATTAACTAGTTCTGGAATTTCTGATAACCATGATTCTGCTGATTTGACCAAATATTTATTATTATGTTTATTTTTGAAAACTTTTCTTAAGCAACCGCAACTTTTGGTGGCGCCTTTAATAACATTATATAATTTGATTTTTTTGATAGTGCCGCATTGACATTTCCAAGTTAATTGTTCGGTAAGTTTGGTTATGTCTTGTAAAGGATTAATCAATGTCAATAATCCGAATTGAGTTTGATTTGATTTTTTCCATAGATATAATTGACATGATCCACAAGTTTTAGTTTTCCCTAACGAATAATTTGACCAAGAAGTATAAAAGGTATTTCCACATGAACATGCAAATTTGATTTGATTTTTAGAATATTTTGCAGCCGGCAACTCTTGGTTTGAATCAGGGAATATCATTTGGTTAATTCTTAAATTTTATCACCGGAAAAATTGAAGTCAAGCTATTCAATATTCTGAAATTGTCTTACGTGTGTTTTGATCCTATGACAATTGGCACATCTCAATTCACATTTTGATATTTCATTTAAAATGTATTGTTCTGAATAGTTACTTCCTTTTAGCTGTGATATTGTATCAAATTTTTTAAACTCCGGCTTGTGATCAAAATCAAGTTGCCAATATCTGAATGTTTCTTTACAATCGATGCATTGTTTGTTATCTTTTAAAGAACGAACGAACTTCATTATTTTCTGTAAACTATTTCTTTTATACACATACATTTGTTCTTGATTTATAAATCTATAAACAAAACTTTCAATACGTTTACAAATTTTACATATTTCTTTGAAGTTATTTCTTTTATTCACCCATGAAAATTCATCCAACGATTTATATAATTTACATTTAGCGCAATGTTTACCTTTGATTGAAAAATTTTCTATATAATTTAAGTTAATATCTTGATTCTGATATAAAGTAGTCATATTATTTGATTTAATAAATTCCCTTTTTGGTTCAGTTCTTTGACTTGATTTTAACTCTTGGGTTTTGTTTCGGTGACAATTTGCACATCTCAATTGACATTTTTTTATTTCTTCGAGAATTTTGTTCCAGCTTTCATTATAAGCATCTTTAATGCAAAATGATTTGTTATTCAAATGATCAAAATCCATGACATAATATGGATAAAATTGTTTGCAATCTGAACAAACATGAGTACCCTTGAGTGATTGAATAAATTGCTTTACTTTTCTTCGATATCTTGATTTTCTTTTGTAGTTGCCATTTTCATTGCAAATTTTGGATTTTCGTTTATTGAAGCATAATCGGCAACGTTTACCACTGGATTTAGTAAAATTTAATGTTGATTCTTCACAATCAATGCAAATCTTTGGTTTATCAATCATTCTTGGATTTTATCACCAAAGAAATCAAATATTTAAAAATGATGTTTGAATAACATGTAATTATATTAGTTATTTGTTTATTAAAGATTTTTGATGACGGTAGGAGAAAAATAATGGCAAGAGTCGAGGGTACATACATATACCGACAGGGCGCTTCACCAAACACGCGTGTTGCAATCAGTCAAAAGAACCGGGTTTTTTCAAAACCATTTTCAGTCTCAAATCCAGCCCTATTTAGACAAGTTGGGGTGTTATCTACATTTGATTATACAGAATCCAGGGCAATTGATCCTGTCAGGGGTGTTGGTTTCGGCGATAGGATTCAAGAGTTAGTGCCCGGCGTGACTGAGCCTATGGGTTTAACTTTAAATCGGACTTTGCTATATACTGCCAATATCATGCAGGAGATTGGTTATCGAGCCGGAGTTGATGGTCTTGTCAGATCACTTCGTCATCATAAATGGCCATTTGATATTCGTTCTGAGTTGGTATTCTCCGAATTAGTCACGAATTTTGATCAATCACATTTCGGTCAACGCGTTAATGGTAAAGGCCCGATTATTATCGGATCTGGTGAAGATCAGATTCGTAATAACGTGGCATTACTTACGTATTTCGAAGCTTGTTGGCTGGAAAACGTATCTATCAGTTTTCCATCAGATTCTGCAATTGTTATGGAAGATGCCGGGGCCAAGGCTACGGACGTGACTGATGGCCTGCACAGCCCTGGTGTTGATTACACCGATATTATTGATTCCGGTAATGACCCGATCACCAATCCGGGATCTGGTTCTCGTCTCTTTGGCACTGATGGTGTTCCGGCTCTTGAAATAACAGCATAGTTGGTATCGTCCGTCATGGACGATGATTTTTTCAAATCTATCGATGAGAGACTATCCAATATTGGCCGGGATGAAACTTGGAAGCGTAAAATTGCCGGCCGGGATATTTGGTTTGCTCCCATAAGTAGAAATAACCAGTCAATTATAGATGAAATTTTGAATAAAGGCGACTTGGGCATTCAGTATTTGAACGAAGCCAAAAAACATAATTTGTCTTATGCCATTGTCGGTGTCGATGATATAGATTTGAGACAAATCAAAGAATTTTATGTCACCGACTTGAAGGAAAAGAAAAAGCTCCAAGTATCACGCGAGAAATATCTATACCATAAAATTGGAGATTGGGGTACTCAGTTTGTCGATGACGTATTCAAAGTATTTGCGGATTTGATGACAGCGCATGAGAAAAAGAATCTCAAAGATGTCTCGTTCGAGAATACTAAAGATCCGTTAGAAGAACTTTCCGAGCTCGAATCCCGGGTAGCAGAGCTACGAGAACAACTCAAACTTCCTCCATTGGTTGTCAAAAATCAAACCGAAGAAACCAAAGCTCTCGAGCAAGCCGTCAGCGAATCCGACTCTGAGCCAGGTTCTGATTTCAATCCATTCAAGACAGTAAAGCAACCAGAAGTTGGAACTGAGCCAATTCAGAAACCGTTTGTCAATATGGAAAACGTCGAAATCGATGCTTCTTTGAGAAATCAACAATTAACTCCTGTTGATGTCAAACAGAGAGTCCAAAAGCGTTCAACTGAATATGCACAAATCGAAAATCTGGATCAAGAACAGGTGATCGAAAAAAAGCCGATTCCGGTTGCCAATCCGAACATTCTAGATAAGCATCTTGAGCGCAAGGAAGTTGAACCTCCGGTTCTGGATCCGAGACCGTCACATCAGAGCCGTAATCCAAGATTTTCTCCACCGAGATAAAGATATAAATTCACATAACTCGGCATATGTTGATTGGTGAATCAAACCGATAAATCGACAAATAACTCTGGGTTTGCAAAGCAGCGCAAAGTCCAGATTAATGTTCCATCGCATTATCAAGAGATAAAGCCAGAAATCTGGCAGGATCTCGAATCGTATTTGTTTGACGGCTTTCTGGTCAGTCCATCAAATATTTTTGGAGAAAACTTCGTATTCAAGACATTGAATCATTTAGAAGTCAAACAAATTTTGTGGAAGCGTTCAATCAAAGGTGCTGCCCCGGAAGTTGATCTTCAGTTCAGATCCGCATTCATAGCTAACAGCATATTCTTGCTAAACGGCGAGAATATGTTAATTGATAGGCACAAAAATTTATCAAAACTCATGAAACTAGTTTCCAAATTATCGCCTAAAATTCAAGATAAAATTGTAGAGAATATCTCCTACATAAATAAGAAAGCCTCGAGACTTCATCCATTGGTTGAAGTTTATGCATATGAAAATCGTTCTCGTTACAAATGGCTTCAAATCAGCCATATGCCCATTCATGCCGATGAATGCACCGGAATCGCTGGGACTTCAAATATAGGAATGAATCATTGCCAGAGCGCTTGGGTCGCTCTCAATAAAATGATAGATAAACGTGAACAATCTGACATCGAATGGTCTTATGCCAAATTCATAGGTTCATGCTGGAATAGCAAGGGCGTCAGGCAGGCCGATGAACAAGATAGAGCTCGAAAAGCTCGGGAGCAACAGGAACGCGATGATTTGAAATTCAATCTGCTCATGAAATATATGAAGAATCAAGATCTTGAATCAAATACGCAGGAGGGCAAAATCGTCACTCTTCCGGATGGTAGGCAAGCATTGGTCAGCAAACGTTTCATGGCCGAAAGTGTCGAAGAACTTGCCGATCAATTATCGGCGTCTCTATCCGGTGAAAAGGATTACCACGATCTGGTCATAGAGCAAAAACGCAAGGAATATCAAGATAAGCTTCAGGCCATCGAAATTGCCAAGCAAAGAATGTGGGAAGAATCCATGCGTAGGCCGCTTCCGGTAGCGGGCAGCGGTACGCGCATCCTTGGTGGAAAGAAGGAAGCCGACGCTTATATGAAGAAAATGAATGAAGAACGCTTCAAGAGGCTCAAAATAAATCTTGGTCCGGGCGATGACGACGCTACTATAGATGCCCATACTTATATGCGAAGAAACTCAGATGTTGATAAAATGGATTAGATGAATGCCTAAGTCTATCGAATTCACTCTCAAACCAACGGTTGATCTGGCTGCGTCCAGAGCGGCAAAGAGTCATCTCAAAGCTCTATCTGAAGCTTCTCGAACAAGTGCCGAATCTTTGAAAGAATTGGCGGATGTGACCGAGAATCAAGCCAAAGGAATGAGAAAATATGCAGCAGCTCAAAAAACGATAGGAAAACAATTATCAGTTTCGGCCAATAAATATATTCAAGAATTGGGAGAAATGGCTGATCAATTAGATTATTTGAGACAGAAAACTTCCGAAACCGCAGAAGAGATAGCAAGCACAAGTGATGAGGCTGAAAAAGCTAAATTAGAAGTCAAATTTCAAAATTATACAAAACAAATTTCAAATCTTTCCAAGGAAATGAAAAAACGCTGGGAAGGTGGCAAGAAAGAACGGAAAGAAATCAATAAGACCATAAAAACCGAGAAGGAACGTATTAATGTTCTCAAAGGAATGAAGGAATATACAGGCCAAAAATTCGCTAAGGACATTAAAGAAAGTATTGGAAAGATTCAAATCGGTAAAGGCGCTGCCGGGGCGGCATTAGGAGCTGTCAAGGGTGTCTTCGGGGCGGTCGGTAAGATGGCCGGTGCCGGGGCCGCCGGGGCCGCCGGGGCCGCCGGGGCCGTTGGAACGATCGCAAGCGTTTTGCCGTTGCTCTTAAGAGCGGCCGGTCCGATCGGAGCCATTGCATCAGTCATAGCCTCGGTCGCCGGATTCGCATTTCAGACCGATAAAAGAATCAAAGATCTCAACAAGGCTCTTATCGGAGGACTCGGAACTGCTAATGAGTTCATGTCTATAATGGCTGGTGGAGATTATAAAGGAGCAATAGATAATTTTCGGCGCTCAATGATCGATTCTAATTCTATACTCATGCGATATAATATGACCGCTGAAGATGGAGCTAGAATTATAAATGCATTCGCCCGTGAATCAACCGGGTCTATCACTAAAACCAGTGCTGAATTTAAAAAATTACCACAAGGTTCCGCACAATTTGTGAATGCTGCAATCACTTATGGCATAGCTCTTGGAAAATCCGCCGATGAAGTGGCCGGTCTAATGGGCGAATTAAATAGAAATATTGGCGTTACAGGAGAAGGCGCAATCAATGTCATGAAAAATGTCGTAGCAACAGCGGCAGACGCGCAAATGCCCGCTTGGAAATTTATGCAAATCTTTCAAGATTCAATTCCGGCTCTCGAGCTTTATATCAACAGAATCGAAGAGTTGACCGGAATCATCAGCACACTCAGTAAAACTATGGATCCACGTTCAGTCCAGCAATTCATGGAAGCATTCGCCAGAGGATTTGAAGGAGTTGATTTCAAACAGCGTCTTAAGACCGCATTGGTAGTGGGAGTCGAAAAAGTAAGTAAAATTCTTGAAAAGGATTTCGAAAACAAAGCAATAGCGATGGAAAGAGACTTCGGGAAAATCGGAGCAGGTTTCGGAAAGGCCTTGAAAGGCAGTGCAAAAGATTTTGAGAAATTCATGGTTAACGCTCAGAGAGAAGGCGCATCCGCTGCTCAAATAGAACAAATGAGACAATTGAGATTTTTCGAAGAGACAAGGAAAAAAGGTGGCCCGCTCGAAATGGCAACAGCAATGGGCGGAGCCGGTGCCGAAGGGACATTTAGGATATTGAAAGCGCTTTCTCAATCAATGGGAACGGGATTTAGCGGATTGAATGAACATGTGATCAAACAACTTGGAATTTCTGAACAACAATATAGATCCATGATTAAAATGAACAATTCGATGACCCAAATGAGATCCATGGCAAAACAAACAGGATCAACAGGCCTTGACACTTTGGATGTAGCATTACGTGAAATGGGAGTTTCAGATATTAGAGCAGCAACTGAAGATCAAATTCTTTCCGCCATGACCAGAACTGGTAAATTTACTGAGGATTTGGAAAAGACTACGGAAGAGCTCGCCACACAACAGGTAGATCTTACAACTTCGATATTGGATAGACTCGACAATGTAATTACCAATCTTTTGGATAAAATTTATGGTGAACTAGATTTTATTTCTGATATGTTTAGCGATTTAGTTATGTCTTTCACCACAGATCCTAAGAAAGAAACTAAAAAGGAGCTTGAAACGGCATTTGAAAAAGTAAAAACAACTTTGAAAAGCCCTGAAGCCATTACTGTTTTAGATAGTATGAATGAAAATATAAAGAAAGAAATTGATGCTGGCACTTCTAGAGAAGAAATGACAGAAAAATATTTTAAACTTGGGGAAAAAACTCCGGATCAATTGGATGAGTTAATCAGTGCATATTCTGTTCAATCACCCATGAAGGATGCTTTTGATATGCTTAAAAGTAGTATGACTGAAGAACAGAAAAAAGCAGCGAAAGTATCGATATTAGAAGAAGCTATCAAAAATATGGATCCAAAAACTTTTGGGTATGCTCTTGCCGGTGAAGTAGCTGATGAAGTCAGATCAAAAAAACCAGAAGAGTTAGCAACAATGGCAGAAGAAGCTTCTAAAGCATCAGCTGCAGCTTTTGAAGCCCGTACAAGAAGAGCCGGTACGGAATCACCCGAACAAAAGAAAGTAAGAGAAACTCAGGAGAAAGCGTCGGCAGCTGCTCAGCAAACTGCTAAAGCTGTTGCCCCTGCTGGGGCAGCTGCTCCAGCTGCTCCAGCAACAATAGTAACTTCTACTCGAATGGGTACAACAACAGTTGAAAATATACGACCTGGTGCCCCAGCAGCTGCTGGAGTTCAAAAAAAGATGGGAGAAAGATCATTAGAGAACACATCGGAACAATTAGGTATTTCTGAAGAACAATATGATGAGTTAAAAAAACAACATGAAGTGATGAATGAAGTTGCTAAAAATGGCGGTGACACTCATGATCTTATCAAAAAAGGTGTGAAAATCGATTCGACCTTTTTGACCGGGAAATTCAAAAATACAATTATAGAAGCTACATATGAAGCTTTTTCAGATGTCATGATTGAATATGCGATAGCACAAGTGGATGAGTTTAATGAAATTATAGAAAAAGTAAAGAGTGGTACAACACTTGATGAACTAAAAAAAATTGGATTAAAAGGATTGGCTGAAAACGTAATGCCTGCACGAGAAATGCAAGCGGGTGGAATTGTATCCAGGCCTACACTAGCTATGGTTGGAGAAGCCGGTCCAGAAGCCGTTGTTCCTCTTGGTAAGAGTGGATTTGGAGGGGGAGTCACTATAGGGTCATTTAATGTCAATATTTATAACGCCACGAATCATGAAGCTGTTCGTCTCGCCGTTGTTCGTGGAATCAGAGACGCTGCTAAATATAAGACTTGAATTATGGCAACTGGCCAAATAAAGATTCCATACACTCCAAATCCAAAGCAGGATGAAGTATTTTCATTTTATCGTCGGCGTAGAGGACGCCCACTTTTATTTCAAATTATAAGTCCTAATAGCAGAAAGCCTCTGCTACCATTTTTGCTCGCTCTGCATGTAAATCCAGAATCTCTGGAAGAACGTTTTACGAAATCAAAGAATGTTGTGATGACTTATGGTGGTTATGTCGAATTCAATTGGCCTGATGATCTCGATGCGTTGTCTGCCAGCGGCTCCACCGGAGCGTTCTTGGGGCCACTTGGCGGTCTCACCACACAATTCAGGAAAGAAACTATCGCGTGGGAGCGCCAACAAGATTTATTAGAGCTGTTTCACCATAATGGAATGATTTTCGATGCTAACGGCAGGCCGATTTTGCGTGGTGCCGTCCAGATGATCTATGATAGAGGAATTTATGAGGGATTCTTCACTTCTTTCACAGTAACAGAAGATGATGAACATCCGTTTTCATTCACAATTGATTGGGAATTCAAGGTAGAAGTCACGACATATAAGTTCCCGCCAAACGCTCTCAACACCGTAGAAATTTCTGCTCCAGATCCAGAATTGTTGGAGCCTCCGATCATTCAACCGGAAGGGGCTGAATTTTTACCAATCAATTTGACCGAACAACAATTACAAGAAAATGAAACAGCGTTTATCGAACAGCCACCTGTAGAGACGGAAGAACCTATCGAATCGGGAGGTAATCTACCTGTTACTACTGGAGGTAGCCAGGAAACAACAGAAGCTCGGGAAAGTAGCCAAGAAACAACAGAAGCTCGGGAAAGTTTTGGTGCAACATTGGATATTATTCCCCCTGGCAGCAGAGAAGTTCATGATGCAGCATCCGCTGAACGGGAATTTTTGAAAGATCTCGGGCTTCTCTAATGGCTGAGCAACATAATTTTCTTGATAACATTCAGGCAGTATCTTTTCAAATATTAAAACGACTCGATAGTCTTGCGCGTCGTGCCAGTCTCAATACCGCTCCAGATCTGACAAATTTCGATGCATCGCGACCGATTACAGCGGCAAAGCGAAGTTTGAAACCATTTATAATAGGTTTTGTTCCGCCGGACATTCCTTTATCATTTAAGCCGTTCGAGCGGGTGCAATCAGAGTTTGTTCTTCCTCCGAGAGCCGGGTTCCCGATAACGCAAAAGCCACCAAAGCCGCCAGGCCCGCTTGTCGAAGTTCCTCCGACTAAATCAAAAGTAGCGACCGGAGAAGGTGGTGAAAGACGAAAAAAACGAACTAAAATCAGTACAAAACAAATGCGGGAGGCTTTGACTTCTGCATGGATAGATAGATATGGTTCTCCACCATCGAATTCTACTATGAATATATTGCTGGCTCAAGCAGCTTTAGAAACTGGTGAAGGTCAACTTATGGATAATTTCAATTTTGGAAATATCCATGCCGGTAGAAGCAGCAAGGATTTGGATGTTGCACCTCCTCCTCCGGCAAATCCTCATATCAAATATTACGATGGAATTGATTTTGATGGAACAGGAAGAAAATACCGTGTCACATTTGAAGCTTATGATTCTGCAGAAGAAGGAGCTCGAAGATACATAGACAAGCTGCACGATCGATGGCCGCAAGCCATAGGACCGTTGCTCAATGGAGATACCGATGCATATTTGGCAGCTCTTGTATCAAATCCGAAAGCCAAATATTTTGAAGCATCACCTGAGAGATACGGTCGTGGAGTCAAGGCCAGAATAAAGCAATATGAGAAAACTTTTCCTCCTGATGTCAACAATCAAGTGACCAACCAAAATAATCCAAGAAAGCTTTCAGTCGATGATTTCTCTAAACGCACGCTTCGAAACGCAATTAATGCGGTTGGAGCCGCTTTCGCCCCGGGCAGAGTCGGAGTGATGACTTCACAAAATGTCACCGATGATGATGACGCTGTCACTCAGATATCCGGTAGAAACATTCAACTAACTAATGATTTTAGAGCACAACAAATCGCTGATCAAATAAATGAACTTCAAACTCAAATACAATTTATAAAAGAAATGCCTCCGTTGTTATTTCTGATAAATCCCCAAGAATTTGTTAGAAATTATGAACAGACATATGATGATAGCGTGAAAACTCGAAATGGTCACGTGGTTCATATGTGGCTCGAGAAGCCTTTAAATATTTCTTGTAAGGGTGTATCCGCCGCTCAGTATGTTGTGACATCAGGTCTCGGTGATCGCCCTCCTGATTCTGGTTCACCAAATGCTACCGGGGTGACAGGTCTAGATACTCATCTCAGACTCAAATCTTTGAGTTATCAAAATCTGATGTCATTGGTTTTGATTTATAAAAACAACGGAATTTTGATTCAAAATGGAACCAATCAGGCCGGAATTGGAATCTTTGCGTTCAGTGTCTTCATTTATTATGATGATCATATTTATCTCGGATCATTCGATGATTTTTCGCTCTCTGAATCCTCTGAAAAACCATTCAATTTCGAATATAATTTCAAATTCACCGTCAGGTATGATTTCGATGTTGCACCATTTACCGATTTGTCAATCAGCCAAGGTATATTTAATGCCACGAATGATAACCCGTTTGCTCCGGATCGAATTCCAATAAGCTTCAATCCGCAAGTAAATCCGAATCCGCGAGGTTAAATGGCAAATTCCAGACAAAGTGCGTTTAGAGGAACTTGGACAGCTAACGCTCGTCCGTATGTTACTTTGGTTCCAGATTGTTGGATCTCGATTCAGTCGGAGACAAATCTGATTGGTTGCGGTGAATGTAAACGATCTATCGATTTGAATAGATATGTAACTTCGATCAATACCGAAAATTATGTGGATTCTCCGCCCGGGTCTGCTTCAATTCAGTTATCTGTACCCGACACTGATGTGAATAATTTTTATTCAGATGGAAGGCTTGTTATTCAATCAATGATGGAAGTCGAAATTTTTGCCAAAGGTTATTACCTGGTCGGCGGCGTTCCGCAATATTACAGAATTTTTTGGGGTTTGATCAGTTCAGTTACTCAATCATGGTCCGGTGGCGTCACTACGATAAACATTGCATGCAAGGATATGCTCAGATGGTGGGAACTTACTGTCACGAATTTGAATCCGGCTTTTATCGGATGGCACGGATCTCAAGTCGGGTATCAGCTGTTTCAGAATAGATTTGCTGGGTTCAATCCTTATACCGTAATAATCCAACTCGCCAAAGAAGCTATGGGTGATTTCTTGGTGAGCACCGGATCTTTCCAATCATTCATTCCTGATGCTGGCCGAGCTGAAGGAGGAGTTTTTGCGACTTATTCACAAGATATCATGGCGTACTGGCAACTAAAATTTTCCAGTATTTGGCAAAATCTGGTTTTATTTGGAACTTCAGGTTTTGCTTACACAGTCAAAGATCAGTTCAATAAAGATCTCAGCGCTCAAGAAATTTCAAACAGAATCTTTGACGCCGAGGATCGAAGACTGAATTTGAATCAAGAAACCGCTAAATTCAGAATCAAACCTGAAGAACAAGCAGCATATAAAATTCAAATTGATAGAGCTGGTGATGTCGAATTTTTTCAAAATGATTTTCAGACTAAATTGCAACTGGCGACTACGGCCAGAGATCAAGCTGGCGGATTCGAATTTTATTGTGATTCTACCGGAGATATCATCTTCAAACCACCGTTTTATAACGTCAATGTCATACCAAATAAACCTGTGTCATGGATTCAAGATTTTGAAATAATCGATGATTCCATAACGGAATCAGAAGCCGAAGTTTATACACATATCGATTCCAGCGGCAATGCGTTCGGTGGCGTTATTGATTATGGTTTGAATGACCCCATAACAACTCCCCGGACCGGAGTCACCGATTATCATTTGTTGAGACGATATGGATGGCGCAGGCTTGATTATCAAACCGAATGGGCTGGTAATGCTAAGAAGTTATTTTATTTTTTGCTCGATTGGATGGATAGGCAAAATTCCCGTCGTGAGTCAGGAAATATCACAATTCCATTGAGACCGGAATTGCGAATCGGATTTCCGGTTTGGATTCCAAAATATGATTCATTTTTTTATGTTCAAGGATTATCTCACACATATTCGGTCGGAGGTCAGGCTACCACAGTTTTGACACTGACTGCAAAGCGCAGCAAGTTCATAGCCCCCAAGAACATAGGACAAATCATAGCTACTGATGAAATCAAAAAAGCTCAGAAAACAAAAGCGCGGTCTCGAGAACTTCAACAGAAAGAAGAACGGGAAGCACGGGAAGCTGCCGCGGCAGCCCAAAAATTCAAGGGAAAAGCTTTCGTTCCTCAAGGTAGGGATCAACCTGAATCGGAACCAATATATGAAGTTTCATTTCCTACAGGGGTTGGTGAAACTTCCATATTTGTGCCCGATGCTGAATCAAAAGGGCCAGCCATTCTCAGGGATCCGGATACAGGCAAGTTATTAGGTTACCCGAATGTCGTGATGGTATATCGAAGCACTTTGAATGCTTTGACATTGGCCAAGGTTAAACAAAACATTGGAACAAATGCTAAACCGGAATTTACGGATTCTCAAAGGAATCGTTATAGAACAAACTTACTCAGTGTCAATGAGTTATTGCGAGTTGAAAATCGTGAAAAGCTTGTAGCACGTTTAAGAGCCCATAGATATGAAGCAGGTCTGACTTCAGGAGGATTATACGACTATGCGCATGATGTGAATGCTCATTTCAAAGAATTCTCAGTGATTCCAATCAATTCTATCATATGGGGAACCGGCTCCGATCGGGCTGGACGAACCAGAAATGCAGTGAATACTGACGTTACAAATTCCGTACTTTCAATAGATGAACAACAAGAACGAGAAGATAACAGAGTCAGACAAGAACAAAATCGGGATCGCATCAAAATTGTCACTAAAGACATTGACGCGACTATCAAGGCCATAAAGGCAAAGAAAGCTGAAATTGATAAAGTCACCCGAGAATTGAATGATTTCAATAAGAAAGTTCCGACGGACCCAAGGGTTTTAATATCATTGAATACAAATCCGAGCGATTTGGACGAATTAAATAATCTGATAAAACTCAGAGCAGATGCAGCTTCGGAATTGGCAGAAGTTAATTTTAAGATACAATTGAATAATAAGAATTTGAAATCGAAATTGAATAATGATCTCCAAAAAGCGGCGTTGGAATTGGACGCGATATCTCTAGCCAATAATCAAAAATCGCTCAAAACACGAATATCAGACTTGGATGTCGCGATAAAATCGAAACAATCGTCATCCAGTATTATTACACAAAGGGATGTAATCACCAACAAATTGTTATCATTACAAAATGAATTGGAGGTTCTTCAAAATGAACTCAATGCTAAACGGGAAGAACTGGTGGATCTACAATCAGGTCTGGTGAGTCCAGATCTTGCTTCAGCTACCGCTGCGGTCACTGAAGCTAAGATAAAAGTTCAAGATTTACAATTCAAAATCGGGGATTTGGAAGTTCAGATCAAAAATCTTTCAGCAAAAGATCCCAGTAGGGCCCAAATCCAAGCAGATTTGAATAAAGCCAGACAAGATTTGATAAAGGCAAACAACGATTTACAAGGAAAAAAGCAAAAATTCAACAATGCTGCGGCCCAGAAAGTCAAACCTCTCAATCAGATTCTCGGCGGAGGAGAAGGACTGTCGGTAATGGTCCGACCGGTATCTGATGAATTCGGATTCGAGGTGATAGGCCATTATCGCTACGGTCGCGGAGTACTCATCGATAGGAACAATTTGACTTTTCCGACGGATGACAGAGGCACAATTGCTAATCGATTGCAGATTCAATTTTCACCGACGGGCGGGTTAACTACGGATCCTCCACAATTCATATCTGGCAGGGCTAACGCAGTCAATGCTGTTTCGCGATTTGAACAACTCCAGCCTGACGATTATAGAACCGGAGCCACATTCAAGGGATTTGCTGAACCCGGGGATAAGATAACAGACATCCATGTCACCAGTAAAAGAACATATGATTCTTATGTGAGACGCAATCCGGAGAGTCGAAAATTTTCGGAAGTTGACGCTACGACGCGAGCCGTAACTTTATATGATATGCAGCCAAACTTGTCTAGACTCGGTGATGCATTCCAGGATTGTGCATGTGGTCTTGGTAAAGCTGATTGGCTATCAATTTTGCCGAGAGAGTCGGTAGATCAAATATTGAGATCATCTTCTACGGGCGATGGAACTGTTGCCGCCGGTGAGATTACAACCGAAGGATTTTTTACGCTTCTAGATAATTTCTTGATCGAGAATTATGCTAAAGTTTATCAAGATCACAATGCGATTCGTGAACAAAAAGACGTGGCAGGT